CTGTTTGAGACTGTGTCGCATGCCCAACCAGTGTCCATATTGTCCTTTGTGATTGACTTCTGTCATGCTTTGATCCACAAAGTCAATGTACCAGTGTTTGATTTGTAAAAGTACGAGGGTTAAAAATATCACTGACGCCATGTTACCAACCTGCCTTGCTTAATATATCTTTTGCGTACTCTTGATCAGCTGGATAGTTGTGAAACTTCTTTTGCCATACATCTGAATCAATGTAAGGCCATACCATGCTGATCTGATCAGGAGTGAGTTCACCCAAGAACCGTTGCCCTGACTCTGAATTGTAAATCACCCAAGGTGATATCCTGCCTGTTGTGACTGCATAGCACATGGCCGCGGTGCTGCCATATCTCAAACAGTCCTGCGGCTGTGCTGAATTTTTTTCTGCCCAGTCCATGCCAAACTCTACTGCTCGTGCCAGTGCATCTGCCACATTCTCCACAGGCAAATGCTGTATGAGATATTCTGTGTACAGTTGATCACTTGCCCAACGATCAATCTTTTTGTTGTTCTTCAACAACCATTCAAGAAACTGCTTGGGATTGATAGTTCTTGTGCTCACGCAATAGCGTCCAAACTTCACAAACCCACGATAGTAAGGCGAGTCAGCAAAGTCGTCAAAGGTCTTGAGCCGGGCTGACCCCTGGCTCATTTCATAGAATCGTATGTAGGCTTGAAAGCCCAGTTCCACGCCACGCTCTGACCGTTCCTGTCTGCGCCGTTTGGGTTCGCACACATGCACTACCGCAGACGACTCTTTCATAAAGGTCTTTTTGCAAAATTCACAAGTGTAGCTCATCTTAATAGGTTACGATGTTTGATGTAGTCTGTTAAAAAATAATTCAACTTTTGATGATGTCCGGGCATGCGATGTCGATAGTGTGGCGGTGGCGGATAGTCACTTGTGATCACACTTTCTGGCACCTGTTGTTCCATCTGCCAAGGTATGCTGGCCCAGCGATAGCGATTCACAAACACCATATCATCACCAAACAAATCCAGTCGAGCATGATCCAGAAGTTCGTCAACATCATCATTGATCTGACGAAACACCAACAGTCGATGTCCACGACTCTCCAGCCAATATTTCAAGGATACCAATCGGTACATCAGGTCTTCCAGCAAGTCAACAGCGCCACATGCATGACCAGCAAAATTAAGGTCAGCCCACTGTCGAGTTTTTTCCAAAGTCCAAGGCCCAAGATATTTTTCTGTCAACTGTGATTGCGGATTACGCCAAGCACCTTCAAATTCTGGATTGTTCAAGGCCACTGGCAGTTCCCAGCGATTGATAAATGTCATGCCCAGTACATACAATGTGGGATGAGTGTTGTTGGTGGCTGCATGCTTGGCTGTGGTGCGAATAATTCTTGAATTTGAGCTGCCGCCTAGTGCAAGGCTTTCACAGCTGGGCAGTCCTAATTGTTGGCAAAGATTATGGTGTCCACTGCCCACAGCATATACTTCCATATAACTACATCCATTTACAATCAAATGCTGTATCATTTTTCATTGCCGGCAGCGCGGTTGTATGTGTCAATTTCTTTTTGTGTGGTGATTGCTGCCATGACGTCTATCTCATCGTCTTTGTAGTGTGGGTACATTGCCATCAGTGCTTTGCGTTTGGCACTGAGCCCGGCTTGTTTTTTCTTTGGGGCAATCCAAGGATGACGTTGTGCGCCAAGATCTGGACTCACACTTGTGGCCATAAGCCACTGCAATTTTGGGTGTTTGCTTACATTAAAGAAGTGCTTGTTCAGTCGTTCGTTGGTGGCAATTACATAGAACTCTTGAAGTTCTCTTGACCCTTCCACTGCCGACCCCCAGCGTATCATGAGATAGTTGGAAAACTTTTTACGCTCTTCAGCAGTAAGATCGTCATAGAATGATCTGACCTTGCGGTCAAACATCTTCATCTCATTGGCAATGGTCAGTTTATCCAATTTGTAACGTCTCTCTGTATATATTATGTTTGACAGGTAAATTGTCAAACCATTTTTCATTTCGATAATTGTCTTGAATCATTTGCTGAGCTAAAAAACGATACCAGTTGGTTTCATTATAACACTGATTGCGCAAAGCGTCAACTGCTCTTTGCATATTAAACTTTTTAGCAAATTTTGACTGTTCTAACATGTTGATTAGAGCAGGACGATATTGATCTGGAATGCTTCCTAGTCCAATCACAGAGTCAACATTGGCCAGCACTGGTTCAAATTGATCCAACGACAGCCATTCAAAATAGTCTAGCAACTCGGGCAACCACCAGATGTTAATGGCACTGATCACAGTGGCAATTTTAATGTTGCAATTTGGTTGAGTAAGAACCCATTGCAAATTAGACTCTACTGTGTTCCAGTCACTGCCACTACGCACTATGCCAGCATACTTGCCCACAGCATCTATACTTGCATGAACATTAATAAGGCTAAATGACGGCCATAGATCTTTCACATGTTTTGATTTGGCACCTAACACAGTCATGTTGGTGCTGTACATTAGTGCAGGGTTGGCACTTTGGGCAATTAGTTTTTCAAGCACTTGGTAATGTTGTGGGTTCAGCAGTGGCTCGCCGCCGGCAAAATAAATTTGCTTGCACTCACTTAGATCCATGTCGTCAACATCAATTGGATTGTACAAACTTATATCTTCCACACCAGCTTCGCTTGACCAACTGGTGCTGAATCCTGGCCCGCAACTGCGACACTTTAAATTGCAAAGATTGTTATTGCGAAAATCTAAAAAATTTATCTTGTGTGTTTTACAGTCTGTATCATAATTTTTATACATTCCTCGCCAGCCTTCGGCATCTGGAGGACAAGAATTAGCACACTCTTTTGGAACTTCGCCGCGCAAGAACGCACCGCCAACAGTTTCAGTCATTTCTTCTCGACTGTTAAATGTAGTACCTCCCCAGGCACAACAAGGAGAATACTTGCCGCCAGGCATGTAACTCACGCTGGTCCAAGGTGCTTTGCAATAAATTTTATTCATGAGTTTTGGTCAGTTTGTAAATCATTATAACACGTTCCAGGGCGTCTTGTAATGCAGGATTGGTTGGTGCCGCACGCCTAATTTCGCCCCACATTTTGTTTTCCAGTATGTGCTCATGTAACGGCCTACCGTCTGCTGTTCTTGAATCGTAGTCTATTTTATGACCAGACACTGGATCGTATTCTGTGCCAGATTCATATCCTACCACTTGACGTGTGCTAGGATCAGCACCAAACTCACGAGCATACACAATGCCGTCGGCACGTTCGTAAATGTATGTGGCGTCTGGTTTAAGACTGCCCATACTGGTAGCCGTACTGTAGGTGTGCCCAACGCAGGAAACGTTCTAGACCTTCGCGATCGTCAGGGTAACTTTCCAGATACACTCTGGCCAAGCGATTGATGATTTCAAATATTTCAGGTTCAGTGTAGGGCATTTACCAGGCCTTATTGTAGTCCACGATCTCGCAATTGCGGCTGACGTCTTTGACAAAATACACACAATCAGGATCTGCACCGTCACTTACAGGCACTGCCAGCAGTTGTCCATTTTTGAGTTTGGGTGCGTACCATGACACTTCGTGATAGACATCTAGAATTTCGATGTCTGGGAAACTGGGACGGAAACTGGTCAGTGGGTTGAATTGAAATACTTTAAATCCACGATCGTTGATTGATGTAAGTGGTAGCACTTCCAAGTCTCCAACGTCAGGTTCGCCAATTAGTATCTGCCAATCCATGGGCATCTTTATAGTGTGCTCGCCTATGCGCAACACAAGAGCAGGAGCATTAAAGCTCTCCAAGAAGATCAATGGTATAAAATGATAGTCAGGATCTGCAGGATTTGAATTGTCCAATATAGCAAAACGCATGTCATCTACTTCTTCAGGCAGGTGATCTAAATCGTATGTAGCATTGTCTAGGGTAAGTATTCTCATGTTTGTAGTATATAGAGATCTAATAGAAAAGTCAACTATTTTATCTTCATCCACTCAAGTTTTTCTTGAGTAAACGGATAGTTGGCTTCTTTGTAGAATTGTTTGCGCTTGGTCAAATGGCGCTTGGCAAATTTGCAGGTTGATGTTATGTCCCAAATCTGCACATGGTCTTTATCTTCCGCTTTTCTTATGCCGCGTCCAATGCTTTGGATAACGCGGACAAAACTTTTCCCGGGTTCCACAAGAACCAAATTAAAAATCCTAGGGATATTAATACCCACAGCGGCAACACCATAGGTAGCCACAATAATCTTATCAGTGCTGTCTGCAACTTCATCATATTCATCTTGTCTATCTTTTGCTTTGGTTGCGCCTGACACAAATACTGCTCGCTCGCCCAGTCTCTCTACCAACTGTCGACCACATTCGGTGCGATCAACCAGTACCAGAGTGTTGCCTGTTTCATTTACATGGCGTATGAGTTCACTCATGGCATCCAGTCTGCCGGACTCTTCCAACAAGTATTTAAGCTCGCTTTGGTAGTTTGAGTATTCCACATGGTCCTGTAACTGCACAATGTTCACATGGCACTGCGCCAGCACCCCTTGCTGTTGTAGTTCGTTGGCACTTAACTTGCTGATCACTGGACCTAGGCTTACTAGCAGAGCTTGGCTTTCAAACTTCTCTTTGGGCACAGTACCGGTCAATCCCCAACGAATTGGCACTCTAGCCATCACGCTGGTCAGCAGAGTTTTGAGTGCATCTGCTTTGGCCATGTGTACTTCGTCTACCATCACACATACCACATCTTCAATAAAGTCCTGTATGGTCACATTGCCTATGCCTGCTTTGGTATTCTTTAACAACACATTCAAACTCTGCCAAGTGCAGATTGTATGTGTGCAACCG